ATCGTTAGAAGAGCAAGAGCAGCTGATAGATCAGCAAGTTTTCAGTACAAACACCGAAGAAAAAGACTTAGCTGCTAAATTAGATGAAAAATACGGACAAGGGTCTTTAGACCTAGAAAATGGTGAATTTACACCAAACAGTTAAAAAAAAGAAGGTTTCGAGTTACGTTGTCATATTTATATTAAAATAAACAACATATCACAACATGGCTGAAAGAATAGTATCACCCGGAGTATTTACAAACGAAAAAGATCTTTCGTTTTTACCAGCAGGTATCGCTGCAATTGGAGCAGTAATCATTGGAACAACAAGCAAAGGTCCTGCCTTTGTACCAACAGTAGTAGATAGCTTTAATGACTTTATTGCAAAGTTTGGTGGCTTAAGCGAAGAAACTTATGTACCATATACGGTAAAGAGTTATTTAAACAGCGCTGCTACAGTAACAGTAGTACGTGTTCTTACATCAGGAGGATACAACGCAAAGTCTTTACACATTATTCATTCGGGTTCGCTTGGGTTTAAACTAGTTGGTACTATCATGCCAACAACAGCAATTGGTTTATCTACCGATAAGGGATTTGAAAAGTCAACATTTACATTAACAGGCGCTTCATCCTCTTTTGGTTTTACACTATCAGGCTCGGGAGTTAGTGCAGCACCGTTTACTGGTTCTGTAAACGCAACTTTAGCTAACTCACTCACTAATGTACTTGGAACATCAGTTAAGACGTCAACAGTTGGATACTTGTATACTTATTTTTCTGACTTTTTAAACACCAACTATGGTCTATCGGGATCTATTAGTTTTGATTCTGGTTCAATTTCTGCTTTAGTTAACTACTCAAGCTCAACAGCTGGAGATTTTGCTCCTGCTAAAACACCATATATTACATCTCAAATCATTGGAGCTAGTAAGCTTCCGTTATTCCGTGTAATATCGCTATCAGACGGAACAGATACAAATACAGCATATAAGATTAGCATTGTAAACACCACACTACCTGGAGACGATGCAGGTTCAGACTACGGCTCGTTTACTCTAGCAATACGTACATATGGTGATACAGATCAAAGACCAGAAATACTAGAATCATACACTAACCTAAACCTAGATCCAGATTCATCTAACTACATTTTACGAAGAATTGGAGATAAATATTCAGCAGTAGATGCAACTGGAACTGTAGTAAGTTATGGTGACTATAGAAACGTTTCAAAGTATATTCGATGCGAAGTTGTAGACGATGTTAAAAACAAAGCAATCACAGCTAATGTAAAACCATTTGGATTTGAAGCATTAATACAACCAATATCGTCTAGCTACGCTATGCCAACAGCTTCTTATATTGAAAAAGAAACTGTCATTAATGGCTCTTATAATAAGAAAGCTTATTATGGATGGAATTACGCTAGTGCTGATAATGGTAACTTTTTAAAACCACTAGCTAATGGAACTGTAAATACTCAAGGAACAGCTTTCAACTTGGATCTATGCTTTATACACGCTAGTGCATCTAAATCAAACACACAATCATCGTTTTCAGCAGGATCAAGTATTTCAGCATCATTATTTAAAGGACTAGACGTTAGTAACGTACTTAAGTTTAATGTACCATTACAAGGAGGATTTGACGGAATGGATCCAGCAGTACCTAAAAAGGTAGGTTCATTAATAACTGGAACTAATGCATTTGGATTAAACTGCTCAACAGTAACAGCTGCAGGAGGTGCGGCTTATGTAAAAGCACTAAACACTATTGCAAACTCAGACGAATACGATATAAACCTAATAGTAACACCTGGAATTAATATTAAAGATCACGCAGGAATTGTCAATAAAGCTATTGAAGTAGCAGAAGACCGTGGTGATGCTTTTGTATTAGCAGATTGTATTACTCAAGGAGGATCAGTAAATGCAGCTGTTTCAGCTATAACAGATAGCGGAATTGCATCAAACTATGTAGCAACATACTGGCCATGGGTTAAAATTATTGATACAGATAAAAATAAACCGGTATGGGTACCACCTAGTGTTGTTGTACCAAGAGTAATTGCTTATAACGACTCTGTAGCATATGAGTGGTTTGCACCAGCAGGACTTAATCGTGGAGGTGTTTCTGAAGCAGTAGATGTAGAATTACGATTGAATCAATCACAACGAAACGATCTTTACGAAAATAAAATAAATGCAATTGCAACATTCCCTAACCAAGGAGTATGTATTTGGGGTCAAAAAACACTACAAGCTAAGCCGTCTGCATTAGATAGAATCAATGTACGTAGATTGTTAATTACTCTAAAAAAGTTTATTGCAAGCTCATCAAGGTATTTAGTATTTGAAAACAACACAACTACAACTCGTCAAAGATTTTTAAACATTGTAACTCCATATTTAGAGACTGTAAAATCTCGTCAAGGACTATATGCTTTCCGAGTTGTTATGGATGAAACAAACAACACTCCGGACGTAATTGATAGAAACATCATGTACGGACAGATCTATTTACAACCAGCAAAAGCAGCAGAATTTATTGTATTAGACTTTAATATTCTACCAACTGGAGCAACTTTTGATAACGCATAATACTTAATATAAAAGACAGATGGCAAATTTAATTGAAAACGAACAAATATTCTACACACCATACGAGCCTAAGGTACAGAATAGATTTATACTAGCGGTAGAAGGTATACCAGCATTTTTGTGTAAAAAAGTATCTCGACCAGGTATTGAGTGTGGTGAGGTTGTATTAGACCATATCAACATTATCCGTAAGATGAAAGGAAAGTGTAAGTGGAATGATATTACAATATCCATGTACGATGCAATTGTGCCTTCAGGAGCACAATCAGTAATGGAATGGGTACGTGTATCTCACGAATCAGTAACTGGACGTGATGGATATGCAGACTTCTACAAAAGAGACTTTGATATTTTTGTACTTGGACCAGTAGGTGATAAAGTAGAAAATTGGAAAGTTAAAGGTGCATATATTAAAACAGCAACCTTTGGAGACATGGACTGGTCTACAGAAACACCAGTTGAGATATCATTAACATTAGGAGTTGATTACTGTGTATTAGAATATTGATACAACTCAAATTTTTATAATAAAACCCTATCCTACAAGATGGGGTTTTTTGTTTTACGTACATATTTATAAGGGAACCAAAGTTACTAAAAATTAAAATTATGTCAAAAGTTGTAAGCGATGAGTACCCACGAAAGGCACTCACGGATGAAGAAATCAAAGCCAAGTTTATGGCTGAATCAATTAACACTGGAGTTGTAGAAACAAGCACAACACCATCAATCACACCTACCGAAGTAATAGAGTTACCATCAAAGGGTTGGTTTTATCCAGAAGATCATGTACTGTCTTCCGGAAAAATTGAGATGAAATATATGACCGCAAAAGAGGAGGATATTTTATCATCACAAAATCTTATAAAACAGGGTGTAGTAATTGATAAACTATTACAAGCTCTTATTGTCACTAAGATGAATTATAATGAACTATTGACAATAGACAAAAATGCAATCTTTATAGCAGCTCGTATTCTAGCGTATGGTAAGGATTACGAAACGGAGATCACATGCCCAAATTGCACTGAAAAATCTAATCATGTAATTGATTTAGGTGAATTTGAAGATAAAGGAATTGATTGGGATTCGTTTACAAAAGGACAAACTACCCACACTTTTGCATTACCTATAGGTAAACACAATCTTACTTTGAAATTCTTAACACATGGTGATGAGAAAAAAATAGAAGAAGCAGTAAAGGGATATAAAAAACTAAGTAAGATATCAGGAATAGATCCAGAATTATCTACAAGAATCAAACACTTAATTGTTGCAGTAGATGATAACGAAGATCGAGCGTTTATTAATAAGTTTGTAGATAACATGCTTTCGAGAGACTCTATTGAATTACGTAAGTACTTGAAAGGAGTTACTCCAGATATAGACACGACAATTAATTTTGAATGTCCACACTGTCAACATGAATCAAAGATGGCTTTGCCCATTGGGGTGGGGTTTTTTTGGCCTGGGGTCTAGTTATAGACCCATGATGCAGGATCAGATATTTGATCTAATGTATTACGGAAAAATGGGATGGACATATTCAGATTTATACTGTCTACCAGTCCACTTACGGAGATACTTCTATCTTAAACTAGCAGATATTCGAAAGAAAGAAAACGAAGCAGAACAGAGACAAGCTTCTGAAATAAAATCTAAATCAAGAAGATAAGCCAACCAAGCGTTGGCTTTTTGTTTATCAAACTATTTATAGAAAAGTATATATATGAA